CACTTTAAATTAGTATCTAAGGTTTTCATATATTCCTATGTAATCAGCGAAGTAATAAAAGCCGAACATCAAACCGTAACCGAATAATACTATTGCAGCTGCAAATAGTAAACTTTTTATATCATTTTTTGTCATATTATTATTAATTGTTAATATACATATAATATACACTGTATTTTTGCTTAAAACAAGCGAAAAGCGACACGGTTTCAAAGAAATAAAGCAGTAAAATCAACAACTTAACAACTATTTTTCGCCGGACTACGTTTGTTCTTGTGGTTTTTTCAAAAAAAATCAATATTTTTTGATAAAGAATCACACTAAATAGTAAATATATGGCAAAAAAAACTGCAAGCAACACAAATACAAAAAAATCAAATAGAAAACCGAAATATACAAGTATCGGCAGAGGTTATACGAGCTCTTCTATGATGAATAAACATAAAAGACGAAGTTATAAGAAGTATAGAGGCCAAGGAAGATAGTGGCACACGAATTTATCATATTAAATAAAGGTAAATTAGAAAAATATGATGAATTTGAAAAAATACCAAAAAGTTTTGATAACGTAATTAAATTTTTGCCTCAAATACCTGATGGCCCACATACAGAAGAACAACATATAGAAATTGATAGTTGGAATATGAAATTTAAAGAATTAATGAGTAGAGAAACAAATAAAAGGAAAATAAATGCCAGCAGCAACAAGAATAGGTGATGCTGACGTAAGTCATTGTTCAGGAATGACAAGAGCACAAGGTTCGCCTAATGTATTTGTGAATGGTATAGCTTGGTCTCGTCAAGGTGATGTAAATACCGGCCATCTATTGCCAGCTCTTATATGTCCTTCTCATACTGCACCAATAACAACTGGTTCTACTAATGTTTTTATAAATGGTAAAGGAGCAGGTCGTGTAGGTGATGCAATTTCAGGATGTACTTCAGTTGCACAAGGTTCGCCAAATGTTTTTTGCGGTGGTTAACAAAAATCAATATAAATATACATATGCCAAACTACGATGCTGGTTCTTTAAACAAAAGTAAAAGAGCCACAAAACAATATAGAGATTTAGACCTAGATTTTGGTCGTAATTCGGTAACAAATGATGTAAATAAGTTAACTGATATTGAAGCTGTTAAGAGAAGTGTAAGAAATTTAATTAATACATCACACTTTGATAGGCCTTTTCATCCAGAAATAGGTTCAAGTGTAAGAGCAATGTTGTTTGAGCCAATGACGCCTCTAACTGCATTGAATTTACAAAGAAAAGTACAAGAAGTTTTGATTAATTTTGAACCAAGAATTAAATTAGTTCAAATAGTATCAAATCCGAATATTGATAGCAATTCATATGATTTAAGAATTTATTTTTACGTTATTGGTTCAAATGATCTGATAGAAGTACAAACATTTTTAGAAAGACTAAGATAAGATGGCAAGTAACAAATTAGAAGTATCAGATTTTGATTTTGATAGTATAAAAGCAAATTTAAAAACATTTTTACAAAGTCAAACAGAATTTCAAGATTATAATTTTGAAGGTTCAGGATTTTCTATACTTTTAGATGTACTAGCGTACAATACACATTATCTAGGCTTCAATGCTAATATGTTAGCAAACGAAATGTACTTAGACAGTGCTGACATACGAAAAAATATTGTATCGTTAGCTAAAATGTTAAACTACACACCATCATCAGTAAGATCACCAGTAGCAAGTATAGATATTGAAGTAAATGATGCAACAGGCTCAACTTTAACAATGCCAAAAGGCACAATATTTACAACTACAGTTTCAGGAGTAGGTTATCAATATTTAACAAACGAAGATTATACAATTACACCTACAAATGGTGTATTTAATTTTTCAGATGTAGATATTTACGAAGGTACTTTAGTTACATTTAGATATACAGTTGACAATGAAGATCCAGACCAAAAATACATAATTCAAAATGCAAATGCTGATACAACAACACTCAAAGTATCAGTACAAGAAAGTTCTACGAATACAACTACAAACATTTATTCATTAGCAGGTGGTTTTAATAGTGTTACAGATACATCTAAAGTTTATTTCTTACAAGAAGTAGATGATGGTAAATTTGAAGTTTATTTTGGTGATGGTGTTTTAGGTGCAGCCGTTTCAACAGGCAATATAGTAATTTTAGAATACATTGTTACAAATAGAGATGAATCTAACGGAGCTTCTACATTTACTTTAGCAACAACTATCGGCGGATTTTCTGATATTACAATTACAACTAATTCTGTATCACAAGGTGGTAATGCAGCTGAATCTAAAGAGTCAATTCGTTTTAATGCACCCTTAGGTTATGCAACACAAAACCGTGCCGTTACAACTTCAGATTATGAAACAATTGTAAAATCAATTTATCCTAATGCTCTATCAGTCAGTGCTTGGGGCGGAGAAGATGATGAAACTCCTGTTTATGGTACCGTTAAAATTGCAATCAAAGCGGCCAGTGGTTCTACGTTAACAACTTCTACTAAAGCAAGTATAGTGGCATCATTAAGGCCATTTAATGTTGCTTCAGTAAGGCCAGTTATTGTAGATCCTGAAACAACTTCTGTTTTAATTACAAGCAATGTAAAATATGATTCAAGATTAACTACAAAATCAGCTGCAACTTTAAAATCAGATGTATTGAGTACTATTACTGATTACAATACAAACACTTTACAGAAATTTGATGGCATATTCAGATATTCAAAACTATTAGGTTTAATTGACAATACAGATACGAGCATAGTATCAAATATAACAACAATTAAAATTAAAAAAACATTTACACCAACTCTAAGTTCATCTACAAAATATAACATATATTTTAGAAACGCATTATATAATCCTGTGTCAGGTTACAATACTTCACAAGGTGGTATTTTAGAGTCATCAGGATTTAAAGTAAGTGGTGACACAACAAATGTTTATTTTTTAGATGATGATGGTGCAGGTAACGTAAGAAGATATAGATTGGTAAGTTCAGTAAGAACATATGCTATCAATACACAAGGCACAATCAATTATACAACAGGACAAATTACTTTAAATTCTTTAAACATAACAACAGTGGAAAATATAAGAGGTGAAGCTTCAACAACTATAGAATTAATTGTGAAACCAAATTCAAATGATGTTGTACCAGTAAGAGATCAAATCGTAGAGATTGATGTTGAAAATTCAAATGTTACCGTAGAAGTGGATACTTTTATAGGTGGTTCAGCTGATGCAGGAGTAGGTTACTCAACTTCAACTAGCTATTAATTTTTATGGCTATATTTAAAGATAAACTTTCAAACCTTATAGGTTCACAAGTACCTGATTTTGTACTTGACGAACATCCTAAATTTTTACAATTTTTAAAAACATATTATTCATTTATGGAAGCTGCCGAGTTAGCAGTTACATCAATTCAAACTACAGACGGCATTCAATTAGAAACTCAAACAAACCAACAGAATGAATTAATATTAGATGGCTCTCGTATTGATTCTGATAGAACAGCTTTAGATGAAGGCGATAAAATACTTTTAGAAAGTTCTACGTTTGGTAAATTTACAAGAGGTGAAACGATTGTTGGTCAAACTTCTAAAGCAACATCTACAATATTATCAGAAGATTTAAATAATAGTAGATTATTTATTGTAGCACAAGATAAATTTATCAAAGGAGAAACGGTATTAGGTTCATCTTCTAATGCAAGTGCTGTAATTAATAATTACAAACCAAATCCAGTAAACAATATACAAGAGTTATTAAACTTTAGAGATCCTGATAAAGTTATATCTAATTTTTTAAGTAACTTTAGAAATGAATTTTTAACTACTTTACCTGAAAATTTAAATTCTAATGTTAATAAAAGAAATTTAATCAAAAATGTTAAATCATTATATAAGTCAAAAGGTACAAAAATAGGACACGAAGTATTTTTTAGATTACTTTTTGATGAAGTATCAGAAACATTTTATCCACGTGAGCAAATGTTACGAGTATCTGATGGTAAATTTACAACAAATAAAGTTTTAAGAGCTATTACTGTAGAAGGAGATACATCTAACTTAGTAGGTAGAACAATTACAGGTTCAACTTCAAATACAATAGCAATAGTAGAAAGTGTAACTAAGTTTTTAATTGGTTCTGCTCTTATATCTGAATTTGTTTTAAGTTCAGATAGTATTGTAGGAAGTTTCATAGTTGGAGAAAATATAACAGGAACTTTAAACGACACAGATGATTTATTAATTGAAGCTACAATTTCAGGAATTCCTACTACAAAAATAATTACAAATGATGGATCATTACACACTTCAGCCGAATCGATAACATTAACAGGCGGTGGCGATGGTGCTATAATTCAAACTAATAACATAGGTTCAGGTAGTATTACAGAAATAATAATAGATAATGCAGGTGCTGGATATTCTATAGGTGATGATTTAGTTTTTGTTAATACTGGTACAAATGGAGCAGGCGTTGCAGGATTTATTTCTGTTGTTAACGGAGGATTTATACCTGAAGATAGTACAAGCACAACAGAAGATCACATTGTATTAGAAGATGCTACAATGCAAGATGATACTTATTTTGGTAATAAATTTGTACAAGAATCTGGAACAGATATAGGTGATATAACAGATATATTTTTATACGATAGAGGTTCAGGCTATACTACATTACCAACAGTGTCTATTACATCAGCAGGTCAAAATGCTATATTAAAAGCTTATGGTGATGACGTAGGAAAAGTATTAGATTTAAAAATAGTAGAATTAGGAATAAATCATCAATTAGCTCCTTCTCCTCCTACTCTTAACTTTTTCAAAAATTGTATTGTTACTGGAGTTACAGGAACATTTATTGCAAATACAACTGTAACAATATCAGGTAGTGTTACGGCCACAGTTGTAAGTTTTAATGCAGCTAGAGGATTATTATCTTTAAAAAATAATTCAGGAACAATTAATGTTAATGATACGGTAAATAGTTTAAGTGGTTCAGCAACAATTAAAAAATTTGATTTTGCTACTGCTACATTGTCTGTAGGTGCTGTTGCAGATTTAGATGGTAGATTTATAAATGAGGACGGGTTTCTTTCTGAAAATACAATGAACATACAAGATAGTTTATACTATCAAGATTTTTCATATGTAATAAAAGTAGGCCGTTCTATTATAGACTGGCGAGATGATTTCAAAAAAACTATGCACACTTCTGGTTTTTATTTTGAAGGTCAAGTAAATGTTGAATCAAGATTGAATGCTCGTATATCTACACCAATTACAGGTGCAAATACAGGCGTAATTGACGATCCATTCTTCTCAATTGTTAATACTTTATTTACTACAATTTTTGGTAGAAGATTAGGTACAGTGGATGATGGTACATCTTTAAGAGCAACTCCGAATGTAGGAACGGCAGCTGATTTAAATACAAGTACAATTTCTCCTTTTAGTTCAACAACAAGAGATATTACTTTAACAAGAGCTCCTATAAACATAGCATATCTATCAAGATTAAGAGGTGTTTTTGATGGTGTTAATATATCTCACGGATTTGCCTACGCTGGCCCTAGATATTCAACAATCAATAGAGAAATTTTAAAATCATTTATTAGACAATCAGGAACAAATTATTCAATAGAAGAATTAGGTAATAACGTTACATTTGGAACGCAGTCATCATTAGATGGACAAGATAATACTTTACTTTTCTGCTCTACAGAATTAGGTAGATTTATTAAAACAAAATTATCAATGCCTTCGGAAATATTTATAATTTCACCATTTAATCAATTTGATAATACTCCTACAAAATTTGACCAAACAATTGACACGGATGGTAACCC